AAGGAAGGCAAATAGGTTCCAAGAGAAAGACTATGTGTCAAAGACAACGCTTGAATCTGATTAATGTCCTGCATCTGAGTCAATACAGAAGGCGCAGATTTCCAAAGAAGACGCAACGGCACAGCATAGAAATCAAAATACTCACGAAGACGAGTATAAGCAGACGTTTCAACCGGCTGAGTACGGGTAAAATACTCAATGTTAAACTTATACTTATCACCGGGCATCGAAATATCCCAGTAAACAGGAAGAAGCTCACCAACCTTTGCGGTAAACGCATTTTTACGTCCAATATCAAAACCAGAACGGTGAGGATGGTTCTGGAGATTGGACATTCCAGTGTAAGAAGCCATAAAAAAAAATAGTTAAGGTTTAAGTATTATCAATCTTGATAAGAAAAGATACCAGACAAGTCATTAAGCTTCTTGTGCTTGACCTTATCCCGACACTTCATAAGTGACGCGGCAGCCAAACGACGAACAAGAGGCAATTGCTTATAAGGTGTTTCCTCATCAAGAACAGTTTTATCATAACGGAAGGAGTAGTTCCGAAGCTCCATATCAAGTAAATCTTTATCATCAGAATCTTCCAAAGTCTGATAAAAATCAACAAGACGGGAATAATCGTAACGACGCCAAAAATCTACTATCTTCTCGGAGAAGACTCGTAAAAATCTCTCTCGGCCGCTGGCATATTCTCCAAGTCCGAAGACGGGTGTGCCATCCGATACGTACATTCGTAAACTTTTCGCAATTCCGAGAAAAAAGCGGTATAATCGGGCTATGCGATGAACACTTTCCAAATCGACACCATCATACAAACGACATTCAGACAAAATGAGAATATCACTATGCGGGAGATTTTCCTTAGGTGAAAGAACATTTCTTTCGTCATTTCGTTTTCCATAATTGTCTACATAATTTAAATACTGTTTACAAAAAGATAATATACTTTGTTTGGAAGAGTTATTCCAAGGGTCACAATCTAAACCACCGCATCCGCTATGAATGACTCGTAAGGGCGCTGTGAACGCAGCAGATAATAACTGGTAAACGTTCGATGGAGATTGACGAATAGCGTCTGAAAATCTGGGGAATACTCGAAGGAGATACGACCATGAAGGCTTAATCGTGCGAAAAAAGCCATCGCGCTCAATGCTGACTCCATTAAGGCACTTATCGGCAACTTCGTCAATTTCGGTAATTTGTACCGTTTGAGGAAAGAGATTTGACTCTGTAAATCCAATGGAATGGAAGGATTTAGGTCGCACCACTTTTGGCATCTGAGTATAAAAGTCGGGTAAAGCGACAAAACTATTAACATACGACGCAACATACGGAGCTGCGAATCCTCGCGACAATGATGCATCACAACGTCCGTAAGACCATGCCTTAGATACATTTTCAAGAACAGTTTCCGAGAATCGTTCGGAATTGGAAAACAGTAACAGATGCCAATGCGGGCGGAAACTTGTAGGGCCGTATTCTGATACAGCGTAATAACGTAATTTTTCATCTGGATAATAACTGCGTAAACGTTTTAAAAATAAGTCAAGATCACGATTACAAACATAAGGTATTCTATTTGGAACAGGATACTTAATTTTGCCAAGAATAGCCAACAAATCCTTCGGATACATAGGGTAGGAGAAACGAACCTCTGGATCTTTAAAAGTACGTTCAACCGTAGAATTCTTCAAACGGAGAGAAGCGGAACGAGGAACGCTGCGAAAACCAAACAGATAACGATTAGAGTCACAAGCGTCCAAGTTATCAATATCGGGAACGCAGGATACATCCGCAACATCATCCGTACAATTTTCAACAATCTCAACCTGTAATGTAGGCAAAAAACAATTAGCATAAGTAAGAGTAACAAAATAGACAAAACGGAATTGAGAAGAATAAGAAGTAAGCAAGTTAGTCTGAATACCCGAACGACGGAGAATACAAGAAGGGCATTGACCACAAGAAACCAAAACGGGTTCATGGGTGTACTTATTGATAACCGTACGAGGGTTCTGACAACGAGTCACTAACTTATTCTGCAATTCCTTGGTAATCATTTTCTATCAGTAAAATCTAATTCCATAAGGCGAGGCTTACGGAGACGAGTAAAAGAAATATGAACAAAAGTGCGATACTTTATAAGCTGGTCGAATTCAAATCCGGAATCCTTGACTTTCAGAATAAAACTATCTAACGAAAAATCAAGAGGTTTCAAATCAATAGCATCTCCAGTCAAGTGTTGAGAGTTTTTAGAACCTCCGCATGCTTTATTTTCAGAATCAGTACGAAAGGCGGAAGTAACAGTAAACTTAACATTATTCCGAAGAAGCCATTCAACAAACTTCATTAACTTGGCATTCATGACCTACGGAAACATCTGAGCAATAGACGTAAGAAGACTAACAGCAGCTGCAATAATTGCAGACCAGATCTTAGATTTAGTTTCACTTTTCATCAGAAATTGGCTTAAAAGTTGAACACTGGGAAAGAATAATAACACAATCGGGATGAAGATTAGAAGAAACAAACTCAGAAACTTCATCAACTGAAACAAGAACGGTCTCGTTCTGATTAGGATTAACCTTTGACTGGATAGAACACAAATAATACTTTTCCATAATCAAAATAAATTTTATCATTAAACAAAGGCAAATATATAGGGAAAGTTCAATATGTAGAGAATGTTAATATAAGAAATAACATTTATAAACGCAAAACAGTTGTAATTAACAAAATAATACATTTATAAATGTGATAAATATGAAGGTCTGTGAGTTTACGTATATAAGACAAGAAAGGTATGAAAGCGATGAGGTAAATCGCTTTCCCTTCGGGTAAACTCATGTAGGCTTCGCCAATATCCAGAGACTTTAAAGTATTCTGATTTTTTTGCTCGCGGTGCTCGCGCGTTCTTCACTGCGTTCATCACTTAGACGATCCTTCTTCCTTCGGACTTGGATCGTTTTAAGTAAATCGGCCAAATGGGGTCGCAAGCGACAGGGGTGTTTAGGGGAGCAGTTACTTTTAAAAAGGAGAGGGAAGGAAGCTGCTATTCCGTTCGTTAAGGAAGGGAAGATGAACCCTATGCTTCGCATCACATTTCAGTCATACTTCCCGAAATGTGGGAAGTGTATAACCACGCTTCGCGCGGTTACCAGAAATTACTCCAAACAGCAAAACCCGACGCGCATTACTGCGAGCCGGGTAAAACAACAATGAAAAACAAACAATTATCTACCAGGGTAAAAAATTACCTATAGTATTACCAATAGCCGTACCGTAAGAAACAGCTTTATCAGAATCGTAGTACTTGTATTTCTTACCTTCATTACGAGAGCGATACCAATCCTCAATACTACGAGAACGAGCACGCTCACGATTATATTTAGAGGCTTCAAGTTCATACTCTGCATTCGAATTATTAGCAGCATTAGATGAACGAATAAGAGAATCAGCAGTAGACTCAGCAACCTTATTGCTAATTCTCTGACCTTTAGCACGGGCATAAGTCAAGACCTCATCAGCAAGAACCTTCTTTGCCTGGTTATAATTCAAATGACCGTGAGACATCTGATTATAATACTCGGCAGCTTTCGTACTTAAGTCAGCCTGCTGTTGCTGATCAAGATACTTATTCAAGACTGTCTTTGCCTCTGCATCAAGCAAGGACATTGTACCTTGGGCTTGAAGTAAACGACCTGCAAAAGCCATATTATCAAGTTCCTGCATCTCTTTAGAATAACCAAGCTGGGCACGAGCCAAGCCAGTAGCCTTCAAATACTCACGGGTCTCTTTAGTCATTTTAGACCAATCGACATTAGAAAGAGCCTGCATAGCCTGGGCATCCGCAAGATTTTTCTGACCTTGTAACTGAGATACCTGGGCTTGCTGAACTTGAGACTGAAAAACAGAGCCTATAGATTGAGAAATACCAGAATAATCAGCCTGGAAAGGTTGCATCTGAGCATTACCAGAAGAAGAAGCAGTAGCACCGGTGCCAACGGAACCAGCGGCACCAGCAGAACCACCATTCATCATCAGATAAGGATTTAAACCAGCTTCCTCGAGACGTTGGCGTTGGGCAGAAGCAGTGTTATAGGCATTTTCCTTATTCCACATATCTTCCTGCCAGTTACGCTGCTGTATTGCCATACGCTCGTTAAACTGGTTATTCATCTGATTTATCTTATAATTCATTTGGTTGGTTTCACGGACAGACTGGGCATTCTGAGCATTCTGCATCGCAGAAGATCCAGCACTGAACAATCCACCAACCAAAGAACCAAAAAGTCCCATTACTCAGAAGAGGCGGAAGAATCGACAGCAGCAACCTCTTCCACTTTTTGTTTAGCATTCTCGGCTTCAATTAAAGATCGAGCTTCACGTTCAAGAACTTCAGCATGAGCAGCAAGTTCTTTCGACCAAGCAATAATCTCAGAAGGAGACTGGACATGTCGAGAACGAACTGTCGCCAAAAGGTCGTCATCAGACATCTTATCCATAATTTGCTGAATCTGAGAAGAAGAATTACGGCTCTGGCCAAACTTAGAAGCAATAGACAAACCAGCACGAGAAGCCAAGTCCTTAGTATGGAGAATTAAACGAACATCAGACGTATAACGAACGGGACGAGTCTCATCCGTTTCGTCAATTTCAACACGGAGTTCTTCCGTAGAATCAAACTCGGGTGCAACAGAAAAAGTATCGGGAGAAACATCAGGAACTAATAATTCCTGGTTTTCAACAGGGTTTAAAGTAGAAAATACAGCCATAACAAACAATATTAATAAGGTACACCATCACGAGACAAGTTACGAGCAACGTAACAACCAATATAAGAGTTAACCAACAACTGGTCTGAATCCCAGGTAGAATCGGCCTTAACGCCGAAAATAGGGTCAAGTACAGAAGGATTAACCTTAAAAAACTTATAATTCAAAACAACACGAGTATTCTTATCAACATCACCTTCTTCATATCCATGAACAAACCATCCGGAAAGAAGAGACTCAGTAACAGGAGAAACCCAAGATTTTTGAGTAGTAGTAAACGCACCATTGACAACGTCAAGCTTGGTTTTCCAGTTGAAATAACGAGGATTATAACCAGCATTAAACAGGTTAACGATAGAAGCCTTAGGAGAATTGAATATCTGAGTCATAGGGAGAGCCTCCATACCAATGTTGTCAAATTCCGGAATAGGAAGAGACTCAGCATCAGTTACAAGTAATTGGCCATCTTGTCCAGTAATCGTATAATCAAGCAAAGGAACGGCATGATAAATACACATAACAACACAATGTTCATTAGTTGTATAAGTAAATGAACCATTACCAGCACCAACACCCTTACCAGCAATTATAGCGGAATCACCAGCACCAGCAAGATTGCTGTTTACAACCTCACTGATGTCAAGATTGCGAGAAATACCACCAATATAGGTACACATATTGGAAAGAGCTTGAGGCAAGTTCACACCAAAATGTTTACGAATCTGCTCACGATAATCAGAATCACCGGACTGAGAGATCTCTTTCCAACGTTGAAGGGCCTCGGCTTGACGAAGAGCGAGAACAGTAAATTGACCCTGCAAACGAGAAAGGTCAACTTGAAGAGAAGAACCAGCAGCAATAATATTAGAAGTAGAAGCATCCTTAGCCGCGAAAGATATCGGAGTAAGAGGAGCATTATAAGAACCAGTAGTAATAACTTCAGAAGAAGCATCACCACTTGGACTCTTTAAAAATACAGAAGAAGGGATAGAACCCTCAGTATTTGAAATATTAATCACAGCAACATCGCCAAACTGAGAATTCGGAAGAATACCCATCAGCATATCCTTATTCCAATTACAATATCTGAGGTCGAACATTGTAGGGGATTTCCAATAAGAAGAAGAGGCATCGGGAGTAACCTCAATAAAATTAGGAGAAACACCGGAATAATAATCAACATTATAAGAAGACGGGTTCGAATTTTCCCACTGAGACCAGCGGAAAAAATCTTGATAAATCTTCTGGTAAGCCAATAAAGGAAAAACATTTACATAATTGTTCTGAATATATAGTTGAGTATAATCAGAAGATTTTCCGGAATTTTTCAAAGAAGTAGACCACCAACGATTATCAGAAGAGGGGGCGGTATCAATTATATTACCATATCCAAGATAGCTTAACAATTTATAAGACAAATCAGAACGGGAAAAACCAAAAGGATTTCTATAAGAAGAAGAACCCGGAGAAGGAGAATTCCCATTCAGTCGGAAAAGAATAGTAGACAACTGAGAAAGATTCAAGGAAGGCAAATAGGTTCCAAGAGAAAGACTATGTGTCAAAGACAACGCTTGAA